CATGTCCTGTTCAGAATGAGGGTCATCAATAACAAACAAGTCAGCGCCTCGTCCTGCCAAGGCACCCCCGACACCAGCAGCATAATACTGCCCCCCAGCAGATGTGCTCCACTTACCCGCAGCTTTTTGGTCGTCGGCAACGACTGTGTTGGGGAAAACGCTTTTGTAATCATCTGAGTCAATTAAGTTCCTCACTCTCCGTCCAAAGTCTTCCGAGAGCCCCGCGGTATGCGTGGCCATAATGATTTTCTTCTCGGGGTATTGACCTAGAAAGTATGCCGGAAACAGGTAGGACGAAAACTCTGATTTGCCCATACGTGGTGCAATATTAATAATTACGCGCTTTTTTCGACCCTCGACTACATCCTGGAAGATTTTAGCTAGTTTGCGGTGCTGGGGCCCTATCTTGAAACCTGGATACACGGCTTTTGCAAACTCTAATGGCTTATTTTGCGCACCATGCAAGTGCACACGGTGTTCTTGCTCTTCTAAATCTGCAAGGAACAGCATTTTTTCCTCAACACTCATGTCTTTTAGCGCTAATTGCGCGGCGAGAGCCTCTTCTGGGGTTAAGAAATCAAGATTCATTCGTCTTTGTAGTGTTGTTTTTCTGCAACAACCTTAGTTTCAACAATTTCATCTACGTCAANNACNTCAACCTTGCCCATGTACTTGGACAGCTTCTCTCTAATGCGCTTTTCGAGTTCCTCATTGCTTATTTCTTTTTGGTTTACTTCTACGCGTTCGGTAAACAAGGCAACCTCAGTCACTTTACCCAACAACTCCAACGCTTTTAAACGTATCCGGGCATCAGGGTGCTCTGTTTCTTTTACTATTTTGGCCACTGACATGCTGCGAAGCTCATTGGCTTGCTTTACAAACTCCCACTGGTACCCGCTAACCATAGCCACGGCACTGACGATTTCTTCTGGGACTTGCAGATTAAGTAGTTGGTTCTTTGCGTCTGGGGAATTGGTAGTTAGGGCCGCGAATGCGTTGGCCACTTGTTGTTCTTGTGCATTTGTCAGTATTTCTTGCTCGTCTTCTTCGGAAGAGAACTGGTTCAACCAGTCTACCGTTTGTTTTTGAGCGCCCAAAGTTTGGGGGGCATCTAGCTTTTCTAAGGGGGTAAAGTTGTCCACACCAGACTCGATGTCTGGGACAAAATCTGCAGCTGAGGCTGAGACCAAATGCTCTAAAAGCAAACTAACTACCTCCTTGGTTGCGCTGGGGTGAGCGAATGTTGGAAGTATACAACGTTTTTGTTTTTTATGTTACTATTCTTTTGCGTGTGGCTTTTCCTCCTTCGTTTGAGCTATGCGCAAATCTCCTTTGTTGTGATGGTTTGGCCCCCGGACTTAAAACCCCCGGGGGTTTTTTTTTACTTAGCTTTTAGCATCTTGATTGTGTCAATCGTAACGTCTAGCCAAAAGTGGTATGCGTCTTTAATTGCTTTCTCAGTTTGCTGGTAAGTTTTGTTTAGCTCGAGGGGTTTAAAAAAATCGTACATGGTACTTCCTTTCAGTTAGTTAAGTACGCTGCATGCAGCGTACCGATGTTGGTATTTTATATTGCAGTGCAGCATAAATCAAGTGGGGTTTTATAAAATTTTTCCCTGTTTTTGTTGTTTATTTAGTTTTACTGGGAAACTGGGGATGTCACATGTTTGGTCAAATATTAGACATGGAAGTGCATGAATTTTTAATAAAATTTTGCTGTAAGTTGTTGATTTTATACAAGATTTGACATTTTTTAGCTGTGCGGCTAAGGAACAATGATCTAGTGACCATGTCACCACTCCCTCCAACAGGGTTGATACCCCCCTAGTGGGGTCGCCATACAGCCAAACCGCCTAGCCACAAAGCCTGTCTGTTATAATAGAGGTATCGGATCAGGAATGGTTCGGTGTTCAGAGCCAAGCCTAACCGCTTGGCTTTTTGTTTATCTAAATCAAAGAAGGAGTTACACATCATGGCAACAACATACATCAATGCATCAAAGGGTACAGCTATCACATACGACCAATTCGCTTTTGGCTTAGGACAGCAAGGTCGTATAGCTATCGAGGAAAGCCAAGTGTGGCATGAGCAATACATCAAGGAGGATAAAGAAGCTCAGAAGGTGTGGAGATACGAATGGTTGCAACAGTATCTTATGGGTAATTTGAAGGTGAGTAGTAAGGAAGCGGACAGGATTCTGTCCCAAACTCGTGATGAGAGGGTTGCAGGGGATCGCAAGTTAGCCAAGATAGATCAACGCCAGCCAGCCGTCAAGCGAGCAAGTGCTCAGTTCCTCTACCACATCATTCGCCCTGAAGATAAGCCCACATCGTTCAAGCAGGTCAAGGTAACAGTTGACAAGGTAGTCGAGTTGTTTGAGTCGTTGAGTAAAGCCGAGCAAGCCAAGTTCATGCGGATTATCAAGTAAGCGTGGCAACGAGGCTTCATCGCAGTTTGTTTTTGTGTCTAATCGGACAGGTTTCTGTCCCAACTAAGGAGGAAGCACCATGATACAGATGATGTGGAAAGGTCGTTGTCTACCTAAAGACAACACAGTCAGGCGTAAGAGAACCCGAAGCAAAGCCCTAATGCATGAGAAGGGTGTAAGGCGTATGTATTGGGTTATTCAATCTAACCATAGGAGAGCGTCATGTCAGGCATGAAGCGAGTAGTAGAGGAGATAGCACTAATGTATTGGGAAGGCTACACAATCCTAGCGATTGCCCGCTCTCTCAAATTATCAACCAAGCAAGTCCAATCTGTCGTTAACCTTTACAAAGGAGAATTACTATGAAATCAATCACCCTTAAACCCAATGCTGTATACAAACAGATCCTAGCCGAAGGCACACTAGGTAAGCGTAGTAATGTATGGGTCGTATGCCAAAAGAAAGGCGATGAAATAGGCGAGATAGTAAGAAAGCCATATCAGTCTTTAGCACGAGCCACAACAGCATGGCGTAAACGCATTGAGAAGCACGGCAAGGACTCAGGCTGGGTAGTCATCACCTCCGATGCGTTAGCTTCTTGTGGCTTCATCTGGCTGTAATGAGAGGGGTTTGGGACAGGTTTCTGTCCCGTTATGCACCATAATAATGCACTTGGTAATTGTCTACTTTATCTCGCAGGTGGACACTACCTTGACGCCCGCAACCCTTTTGTTTATGTGCGTCTACCACATTCCCAGCACACCTATATATATAAATACTAAATTCTAAATATATATATATAAGGGTGAATAAGTGGGACTGTTTATTTGTGTCTTACTTTCTTAGTCCTTAAGTTGCTGGAAATCCGTAGACATCTGTGACAGCATAAGGAAAAAGCGTAGTAGTATAAGGCTCAAACACATGACAACTACTGTGGACAACATAGGTATAATTACTGGACATTAGTAGACTTTTATGGCTAAACGGGACAGAAACCTGTCCGAACCGAGGATCAACACATGAAAAAACTAACCAAAGACGCATTTATAAAATGCAAGAAGTGCGGGGAAACAAGAGAGCGAGCTGAGTTTAAAAGACGCATGACTGCAGAAGAATATTCAAACGCCCTAAACAGGCGGGTTGAAACAGGAACTACGGTCATCAGCTCTTTGTGCAAACAATGCCAACCCAAACGCAAACCGAGGGCTAAGCTCACCCTCAAAGAACTACGCAACAAGATAACAAATAAACGCATCAACCCCTACCTAGGGGAACAACTAATACACCAAAAAAGAAAGGACATCAACGATAAGCGAAAGCGAGTGATGAAAGAGAGGTGGCAAAAAGAAAAGGGTAAGGAACGAGAAGCACTAAAAACCACCCTAGATAAAGAAGTAAACCTAGCTAAGAACAGATACCACGCCTACTTCAGACGGACAGAAACCTGTCCCATAAAACAAACAAGACAGACCAAGTGGAATACGGAAGAAGAGCGGTTAAGTTTAGTTAAAGAACGATACGCTCACTTGGCGGTTTTAGAAACGCAGTATAGATTGATGAAAGAAAGGAGAGTAGAGAAGTTAAATGAATATGACACGGGCAGAAACCTGTCCAAGTAAACAACCACTAACAAAGGAGGAAATAAACCATGCCTAATGGTGAAAGTAGAGAAGGACTAGAAGATGTGCTAGATCGGGAAAGGCAGTATGTAGGTAGGGCAGTTAGGGATATGAGCGTTGAAGAGCTGCTTGCAGAAATGCGATCTAGTATTTTAAGAAGAGCACCACCCTCAACAACAGACCCAAGACTACCCGTCTTCCGAGAACCCGAACCCATAGAAACAACCATTAAGATACCCAAGGGGTTCACACCCTTGCACCCACTCACAGGTGCTACATTAGAGCCCGATGAAAAGCCTGAGCACTTACTACGCACAGATAGGGTTAGGTATGTCTTGCGGAGTGGAGAGAAAGGCAGTAGCTTGGTGTCCCACTTATGGTGGGGTGATTCTCCGAGTCAAAACAGTTCGATAGTCGCATATAAGAAGCTCAAGAAAGAGAGTCCTTGGGTGGATTGGGGTAACTTGCACCGCCTTACCGACTTAAGGGATCGACCAATAAACGACCAAGTGCCTGACATAGTCACAACAAACCCCGAAGCACGAGTATTTGTGTGGCTAAGAGACGCACCACGACCGAACTTGACTGCCCAAAATGTTAGAGATTGGCAGTGGGCGTTAGATGGCACGAGCAACGACATCATGCGGTATCGACTAGCAGAAAGGAACGAAGGATGAAAGTATTTCACGGATTTAATTTGTATAGCAGGATCGCCCTGTTGTTTTGTAGTTTATTCATAGGGGCACAAGTAGTTAGGTATGTAGTAGGTTTGATTATTAAATAGGTTGGGACAGGTTTCTGTCCAATGACTTCGGTCATCAGTAAATACACAAACGAAAGGAAATACAGTTATGCCAACAGTTACATATACAGTTGCACAGGTAGAAGCAGTCCGTCTTCGCAAAGCAAGCCTGCCCGATGGTAAGCATGATGTGTTGCGGACATTCCTCAACATG